TTATCGCTAACTGTTGTTTCTATTTCATTACTTGTACCTACAAAATTAAGTGTATCTGTACCAACTGTTACTGTATCATCAGAACCACTATCGGCTCCAATTGTTAATGCTGAACTTGTAGATGCTGTTGATACTGCTGTAAGTCTACCTTGAGCGTCAACTGTGATAACAGGAATAGTACTTGCTGAACCATATGATCCTGCTGATACTGCTGTGTTATCCAATGTGTGAGTAACTGCGTTACCCGATACCGCTGTTGTGATACCTGTTCCACCTGTTAGGGTGAATGTTTCTGCATCTGTAATTGCTCCAGTACCAGAGTCACCGGCAATGCCGACGTCTGTCATGTGTGCTTGAGCGTCTACATAGGCTTTAACTGATTGCTGAGTAGGAATAAGTGTAGCACTATCAGATGCCATGTTATCTTCGTCAACAAATGCTGTGGCTGTAATTGTGCCATCAGTTAATGATCCGAAAGTAACTAGACCTGTCATGTTAGCTGTTGCGCCTGCAATACTACCTGTTACGTCTCCAGTTAGATTTCCTGTTACTGCGCCTACTATAATGTTACCTGAGCCATCTCTTTTAACAAGCGTTGATGCTGTATTAGCATTCGTCGCTGCGTCAATTAGATCTGTGTAGTACTTACCACCAATTGCTTGGATAGCTTCGTTACCACCTGAATCTATAGATGAAACATATAATTTAGCAGAAGCACCAGAACCGGATCTATCTTCAGCATAAGCCAATTCACCTTCTACTAAGTCCGAGGCTGCTGGAGCTGCCGATCCTGTAGATCTTTTGATTTGAATTGTTGTTGCCATTTATTTTCTCCTAGTTAAATGTCTTTTAAATATTATATAATATAAAGCTTTATATCATTCTAAAAAGTACCACCATCAATGGAAGTAATCGAAGCTGCTACAGACGATGCTGGAGCTGCCTCCCACTTCCCACTGGTGCCATCATATACTAGAGTGTAGCCATTTTGTTTAGCACTTGTATCTATTCCAGACAAGTTGTCAATGGTTGTTGAAGTTGCAACCTGGCTTTGAGTTGTGGTAGTTGTAACGACTCTAGTACTACCAGTAGATACTGATACCGATACTGGATTCTGTGTAGCGTTTACATTAACTGCCATCTTTTATCTCCTATGCTCTTGTAACATTTGGTGTTACAGTTACTATTCCCTCTAAAACTCTTAATGTTTCTTGACTTGAGGCTATCTCAATATCGTAAACATATCTTCCTGCTTTAACTGCTGCTGTTTCTGTTGCTGTTAAAGATATAGTTATTTTACCTGTGTCATTAACTTTTGCCGTTGTAAAATCTGTAGCAGTTGTGGCTTCAAAAGACTTTCTCATCTGTGAAGTTACTGTATAATTAGTTAGATCTTTAGCGCTAGCGTCATCGTTCGTTAGATTTAACTCCAAACTGAAGGTCGTGCCTTGATCTATTACTACATTTGAAACGGTTGCCATTAATTCCTATCTCTAAAATATCGTGTATAGTCTTATTTATAAATAAAAGTGATTACAATGAAAACTATTTTAACATTAAAATATGGTGAGAAATACAGCTCAGATGCTGTTAATTCTATCTATGAACATACCGAAGGCAAGTATAACTATGTTTGCGTTACGGATGACCCTAAGGGATTACATCCTGATATCGGGATTATTTATATGGAACATGAACCCGACGGTAATATGGAAAAATTAAAATTGTTTCAGCTAAAAGATATGGGTACTATATTATACTTAGATCTAGATATAAGAATACAAAAGAATATAGATCATTTGTTTGATTATTGTGTGGATAATCCTGTTATAGTATACACATGGTGGAAAGATAAAGGTGACGAACAATTAAATATACATGACTTTCCACACCAGCCTGGGTTTCCATTAAGTAATTATAATTCTAGTGTAATGTTATGGAAAGATGCTACACATATATGGAAACATTATAATGAATATCCAGAAACATACATTGTACAATACCCTTATGGAGACGATACATTTTTATACCATGAAGGATTTACATTTGAACACTTACCACATAATGAGGTATACTCTTATCTGTATTCAGGAAGAAAATATAGACCAGAGTATCCTATATGTTTATTAAACGGCTTAGACAGACACCCGGAGATTGAGAAAGAATATGATGAATTTTGTATGCATCAAGTGGGGCACTAAGTACTCACCTGATTATGTTAATAATTTGTATCGTATGGTACAGGAACATTATCATAATGACTTTACATTTACCTGCTATACAGATGACGACACAGGATTAAAGTGTGATGCCAGAGATATACCTGACATAGAACCTTTACATCCTAAGTATTGGTTTGGTAAAGAAAACTATTGTTGGGATAGAGCCAAGTTCTTAGTATTTAATTCTCATAACTTTTTAGGCTTTGAAGGTAAATGGTGTTATTTAGATCTAGATGTAATCATACAAAGCGATATAACAAATTTATATGAACTAGCATTAAAGCCTAGGATAATACATTCCAGATGGCAGAACCCTAAACATAAACATGATAGGAAGTTTATAGATGTTCGGGGAACATTTTATAACTCTAGTGTAATGTGTTGGAATAGAGATCAATGTGAACATATCTTTTGGGAAGCCTTACAGGAAGATCAAATGATATTTAAAACATTTTGGAAAGGAACAGATAACTATCACTATTGGAGACAAAGAGACTTTTGGAGTAACATGCCATTTGAATGGACTTACTCTTACAATAGAGGAATGCAATTTCCAGAGGATTTGGAGACACATAAATATAGAGAAGAATGTAAATTTTGTTTATTTAATGTAGATGTATTAAAGTCTAACAATAAACAGATAAAGATCGATGAATTAGAAGATGAGACATTATTGAGATTATGGCATGGTAACGATTATAGCAAATCAGCTAGACAGTAATTATAGTCAAGGACAGATAAACGCATTATATACACAGGTTAAGAAACTGTGCGTAAATCCTTTTGATTTTTACGTCTTTGTAAGCGCCGATGAGTATAAACTGTTAGAAATTACTCGAAAGAAAGAAGGCTATATAGATGGAATAACCTTTCATGTGCCTAAGTATGGAAAGGATTGGTTGGAAATAGATATAATGCAACACACCAAACCCGGTGGACATACATTGTTTATAACACCTAATTGTATTATTAACAACATACAGGACATAGACATTTATAAGTCAAACAAGAAAATTTTGCTTGAGGATGGTAACCTAGGATATTTTGTATACCGTAATGATAAAGTGGAAGCCATACTAAAAGAATGGGACGAAAAAGAAGATGACTTATTATATAACTATGATATATTTAGTGAGAAGTTTTTAATAGAAGAAGGTTCTTTACCTTTTCTAAAAGATAGTACAGCAACATATCCAGAAAAAACAGATGAGAGTATCGTAGCTTTGCCTTTTTGGTATGAGGATTTTACTGAAGAACAATTGGATAAGATGTATAACAAAGAAACAGATCTTTATCCTTACTTGCCTGAAAGAGTAGAAATAAATCCTATATCAGGAGATGACTATTTAACTTTAGAACAAATAGAGGATACATTTACAAAAGACTTTATAGAAAAATCTAAGTTGAAAAGAATACATTTTAAAGGCACAGATACAGACCCTACATTAAATCCTGAACTATTTGATATAGCTCATTTCTTTATGTCCAGGTGGGGTATTGGTGGTTGTGATATAACTACAAATGGAAAATCTAATGAGCCTATTTGGTGGAGTAACTTAGGCTTAATGTTTTTAGAAGCAGGTAACATTACATTTAATATTAATACAGGCAATCCAGATAAACAAATATTACAAAATGCAAAAGCGTTGATAGACTCTGGGTGTAGAGTGTTTTGGAATTATGTACATACTAATCAATTAGATTCTGATATTCAGAAAGCTAAAAAAATATCAGAGGAATATAACTTCTATGGCTTTATATATGATAATCAAATCCCTAAAGAAAAATTACAAGTTATAGAAAAAACTAAACCCGATATGCCAGACTATAAACTTATAGAACTAGAGACTCTACAGACAAGAAAAAAAGATGACATATATAAAGAGAGAACAATAAAATTTTCACCACATGTTAAGTGTGAAGGTAAAGTTAATAATTCATTTTATCTAAACTCTAAAGGTAATGTGTTTCCCTGTAAACATGTGGCTCTTAATTTAACTACTGCAAATAATTCTCCTGAACACAAGACAGAATTATTGTATAGTTGGGATAAGAATAATATAAATGAACACACCCTAGAAGAAATTTTTACAAATGACTTCTTTAAAGGATACTTTAATAATTTGTTAAAGTTAAATCCACAAATAATACACGATGAACAAGGTGGAATATGTTAGAAGTAACAACAGAAAAATCAGTAATATTAAAAGGCACATTCGAAGACTATGATAACTATATACCAATAGTTGAAGAGTCTCAGTTTGCTGTTTTGATTATTAAATCAGACATTACAGACTTTGATTATAAAACAATGCAAGTCACGGAAGAGCTTGCTAAACACAAACAACAATACGGTAAGGACTATGTCATATGCAGGTTAAGTTAATCAGCTACAGCCAAACAGATGGAAAATATCTTATAGACGACACAAGCGCTACAGAACTTGTAGCTTTTTGTGCCAGAGTAAGTAATCCAGATGGACAATTAAATAAAGATACAAGTGAGAAACTTATTAAGTATCTAATGAAACACAAACATTGGTCGCCATTAGAAATGGTAAGTGTATGTCTAGAAATAGACACCACAAGAGACATTGCAAGACAAATTCTAAGACACAGGAGTTTTAGCTTTCAAGAATTTAGTCAGCGGTATGCAGATCCTACTAAGGACTTAGAGTTTGAAGTAAGAGAAGCAAGAATGCAGGACCCTAAAAATAGACAAAATAGTATTCCTACTGATGACTATAAATTAGATAGTAAGTGGCAGGAGTTACAAAAAGATATTATTAGGCAAACTAGATATGCTTATACATGGGCGTTAGAACATGGAATAGCAAAAGAACAAGCTAGGGCTGTATTACCTGAAGGTAATACTAAGAGTAGAATGTATGTTAACGGAACATTAAGAAGCTGGATACATTACATTGAACTTCGAGGTGCTAATGGCACGCAGTTAGAACACATGGATATTGCACATGCTGTGGCAGATGTAATAACTAAAATTTTTCCACTAGCAGGAGATTATAAAGGCAAAGAGTTATGAGAGTAAATATAGTATGTTCTAAGTGGGGCACCAGATATGGTCCTCACTTTGTGAATAAATTAAAAAATATGGCAAAGAGGAATTGTAATCCTAAACATGATTTCCATTTCTATTGTTATACAGATGATACAGAAGGTTTAGATGATGATGTAAAAGTTATTCCTTTTCCAGACATTCCTAACATACATCCTAAGTATTGGTTTCAGAAAGACGACTTTAAATATGGTATGGCAAGATGCTGGGATAGGCCTAAAACATTTGTATTCAATACTCATAACTTTGCTGAAGACAAACCCACAGGTCGTTTTATATTCTTTGACTTAGATGTTATTATACAAAATGATATAGAGCCTTTAATTACCTATAATATGGAAAGACCAACTAAGTTAAGAAGTTGGTGGCAAGACCCGCGCCCAATGAAGACGCGGAGATTTAAATTGTCTCATGGAGCATATACTAATGGCAGTTGTCAAGTTTGGTCCGACGATCAAGCAGAATGTATATGGCATGATGTATTAGAGAATCAAGAAAAGATTTGGTTTACATATACAGACGGAACAGATAACTATCACTCCTGGCGATGGGGAGATTGGGGTAAAAAATTATGGGATCATTTCCCAGCAGACTATGCTTACTCATATAACCGAGGGCGTAGTTGGGAAGATGATGATTTAACCACAGAAATATATAGAGAAACACCAATCCTCTGTGTATTTAATATTGATCTACTACCTAAACAAATGACTTCAGGTAGAGGACATACAAAGCAGAATGAATTAGTAGATCCGGAGTTATTAAACCATTGGCGATAAACATTTATACAGTAAAGTGGGGCAGTAAATATTCTGCCAAACATGTTAATAAGATATATGAGTCTTGTTTAGAATCTATATCCTATGACTTTACATTTTACTGTCTAACAGAAAATCCAAAAGGACTTAGTGAAGATATAAAAGTTTTGCCTTTCCCTAAAGAAAACAAATTAGAGAAGTGGTGGAATAAAATGTATTTGTTTGATGATAATGTTGTTAGACAAAAAGGAGAGAATTTATTCTTAGACTTAGATGTTATTATACAAAAGAACATAGATGATATTGTAAACTTTGATCCTGAGGATTGTTTATGTTTTGGCCAAACACATTGGCATGATATGGAAACACAAAAGAAAGAAACAGAACATGTTCCTCATAAATATACAGACTTAAACTCTAGTATATTAAGATGGAACGATAATTTAGATAAAGAAAATATTACTCTTTATTTTAAAACACACATAGAAAAAATCTTATGGTACTATCGAGGAATAGATAATTTCTTTATGCACAAGGGTGTAGCAAGAATTAAATATTTTCCGTTAGGGTGGTTTTATAGTTACAATCAAGGCTATATATATCCACATGATATAGAAAAACATGTATTCAGACAAATACCATATGTCTGTTTATTTGATTCAATGGGAAGAAAAGAAGATGTTAAATTTTAATTTTTTAAACAGTATGCAATATTGGGGAGAAGGTCTCGCTAAAGTTGAACATGAAATGAAACATAAACATGATGACTTTAGACAAGCTCTTAATCCTAATACAATGGAAGGTGCTATTTGGTTAGTAGAAGAACTAAAAAATAGCCTAGATGATTATATGAAAGACGAGCAGTTTAACATTCTTGTATTAAACAGCTGGTTAGGAGTTCCTTTAGTACCACTACTATGTGAGAACTTGTCCGTAGGTGAATTGCACCTAGTTGACATCGATAAAGAAGCTTTAGAGCTCTCTAAGGTGTTTAATAAGCATTATATCACCGAAGAATTCATAAAAATAAATCATTGGAACATGGATATTCCATTTGCCTTTGATGAGTTAAATCAACTTAAGGTTGATATAGTTATTACAATGGGAGCTGAGCAAATGTATCCATTGAAAGATTTAAAGACTGCCAACAAACATGCTATATTTGCTGTACAGAATTCTAATGTTATAGAAGAGATGTATGGTATTAATTGTGTTGATAGTGAAAAGGCTTTAATAGAAAATGCAGGGTTAGTAGATACCTCATACTCAGGCAAGACAAAGCAATTCTATTATGATTGGAACGGCAAGGTACATTTCGATAGGTTCATGGCAATTGGCACAAAGTAAAAAACTTAAGAGAGCATTACACGAAGCAACTTATGACACAGCCATAGGAGCAATAATAATGTTCCCTTTAAGTGTTGGAATAATTAAGGCTTGCATTGACTACGCA